TATAACTACCAGCCTTACCCCCTTCAACCAGCAGAATATGGTCAATGAAGATTGAAACGGTCGATTTGTCAGCCTCCACATTCCACGCTTGCAACGTTTCGACAAAGGGCAAGCTCACATCCTCTGTGATCAACACAGGCAGACTGGACGAATGCGGCGGAGCATCAACAGCTCCGAGATTCGAGACCAGCCCAGTAAACGTGAGAGTCTCAAGTTGCGTCAAAGCAGCAGCAAAGGTCATGAGCGAATGTACTCCTCCAGCACAGCCAGTGTGGACGGCGGCCATTGACCCTTGTCTATGATAAGACCAGTTCTGGTAATCGCAACACCCTCGCCCTCAGCCTTGGCTCGGAAAGAGAGCGCAGCAATGCGCATAATCTCCAGAAAGATGTCATCAGGACAAGCGACGGCGTACCCCCACTTCCCAGCAATAGAAATAGGGGTATCATCGCCGTCAGACTGCCAATGCACAGACTTGCCACGACGGATGTTAATTTGATAATAGGGAATCGCCGGATACAGATCGTAATCACCAGAGGCAACGACATCAGCATTGCCATTAGTGACCGTTGTCACAGAGACCAGGTCTTCATACAAGTTCAATTGCAGACCATTACGAGTTACAAAGGGGAATCGCACGAAGAACGTCTTCGTGGCCGTCGCACCCACGAAGACGCGATGAGTGTGCTTTTCCACCGCCTTTATAGCATGCACCAGCATTTGGGTGATCTCAGTATCATCAGCAGCGCCAACGACACCCATGTAGGTTTTACATTGCGCCAACGTCGGATAGGTCATCGACTAGACAGCAACAACAGCCGACATATCGAACACGACCCACAACGCGCCCTTGAAATCTTTGGACGTTGTATCAGACGAACAATACATGCCGATCGTGTCACCAGCATCAAACGATACATAATCGTCCGGCGCGAAGACTTTGTACTCTTTCGCGCTATTCACGGTCATAGTTACGCCAGTATCCTGAGTGCCGTTTTTCTGCACTTGGACATTAAAATTGCTACTGGCTTCACTGCTACCAGACATGGCAACAACCACGCCAGGGAACGGCATTGTCGGGTCGTCCGCCGCATCGCCAAGCGTGCTCAAATGACGGATGTCTGTCGCATTAATAATCGCGGCCTCGAGTTCAACGAAACCAGTGACGCAACACAGAACGTTGCTTCCAACAAGTTGCCTGAGTGGTAAATCAAGAGCGGCCATAATTTACATACCTTTCAATAGTTCCCGATGTGGAAGTATGTCAACATACTTCCATTGTGCATTATTTCACACAGTGTTGTTAAAGAGACAGGCAGTACCGCCAAGCTCCAACTGATTCACGTCCAACGCGACGTCAGCGAACATCTGTGTTGTTCGGGCATGTTCCACGTACTTAGCGATGATGCGCGGCGGGAAGAAAAGAGCGACTTTGATTATATGGCGATGCACAAAGACAACAGACCCAACCGTACCCGCCGTATGATCGTCAGTATATTTGCCGTCCGAGTCCGCCAACTCAATTGACGGAGTTGACAGGAGGTCGTAACCGCCCACATTGCCAACGAAGCCATGCAGCAAACTGTTACGCGATTCGCCCACGTCCGCAATACTGTGATAAGCAGTCAGCGCATAGAATTTACGTGCCGATTCAGGACAAGCCAGCATAAGCACATTTGGAATGTCATCACCAATCACACCGCGAGCGCCCATTTTGGCCGCACCAACCGCGGGTGTAGTGATCGCAATAGTCGCCTCCGATGCACTGTCGGCAGTCGTGGTCACGATCGTCATGTGACGCAGCCCGTCTACAACCAGCACCTTGTCATAGACACCGGTGCCCGGAGCAGTGCCCAAATTCGAGATATTCGCAGCGGTGTCAGTTTCGTCACCGTTCATGATCATATAGTCAATTTCCGCCGCAAGCGCTCGCACATACTCCACCGACATTGCGTCCAACAGACCTACAGAGCTGCCTTTAAGCAACTCATCTGAAAAACCAGTCCGGGCGCCGATTTTGCCCAGATCAAAATCGCGCTGATCAGTACCAACCTTACTCGCAGGAATCGGCGACGATTGGTAGTCCATCTGCGAATCGTCCGCCGCCTCTAGCACCCTCCGGAAAGTCGGTCCGCCCGTCGTAACAGGCCACTTAAAAGATGGAGACGACGGCGGCATAAATGCTTCAAACAGGGCAAAGACCACCGACTCCGCACGCATGAAATGGTACATAACGGTGCTGTACAACGTCGGCACTAATTCCAATCCGAAGTTGGTGAAATCAGACCGCATGATTTCATCCGCCTGAAGATAAGGGACTTTATGCGTCCACTGCTCGTAGACCTGTGTAGGAATAGGCGCAGATGGCACGCTGAAAAACTCTTCGCCACCAGCATCTTTGCCCAGGCACTTAGGGACAAGATCGCCACCGTTCTTGTACATCTTTGCCATCAATGTGGCAATAGTTCTGTACCAGGAATTGTCTGCCTGGTATGGAAAAGTAGGGTCACCATGCGCCCGTGCTGTGCGGATACGATTCTCCATCAACAAAGCTGGCAGCGTCCGCCCGTCATACGGGCCCGCAACCTCAATACGTACCGGCGGCGGCGGCGTATCCGGCGGCGGCGGTGGCAATTCCCGCGTCGGCGGATTCTCAAGTACAGTTAACCTGTCTGTTAGCCGCGCTATTCCCTGTTGCACTGGCGCTAACAACGCGGCCATATTTGCAAGGATAGACCCCTCTTGAGAGGGAACAGGAGGCGGCAGGGCAGGGGGGTCCAACGACGCAGGAGGGGCCGCAGCTATTGCGCCTTCAACAGCCTGCGAAGGTGCAGGGAGATCAGGCGGAGCAGGAGGCGGCGCAGGAGGCGGCGCAGGCACAGGAGGCGAAGCAAGTTCAGATTCAGGTACAGGCGGTAACATAGTCCATATTCCTCTCGATACAATTTCAGTTTCTTCCGTTGATTGATGCGATTCCAAATCAGGACAAAACGACTGCAACATAGCCGTCGTCGTCCCAGGACGATTGGCTAACTGATCTTCAGCAGCGAATGACAATTCGACGACTACCCAACGAGTCATAAAACCATTGGCAGTAATCGCAACTAGCTGAGGAAGCGAACCAGTGCTAAAACCAGAGCGTTTGCTCTGGATAAAGTCATGAGCGAACTCATCTATTTCTACATCCGCCCAGAGTCCCGCATCCCGGACTTCCATGACCAGGACTTCACCATGTAGTTCCAACTTGCCATCCAACATGTGCATGAACAGGAACGGCTTATGCGGGAACAAATCCAATCCGAACTCAGTCGTTTCATTGGCAAATGTGCCATGCCTGCTACGAACACCAAACGGCATGACAATTCCATGTGCCCGTGAAGGACTAACAGCCTGCAATGCAGATTGATGATGATAAGCCAAATTGCTCACATCAAACCTCGATTCAGATGCCCAATCTTACCTTGAACTCTTTATGCTCTTCCACTAACGCATCGTAGGCGCTACTGAGAACATCGTAGTTCTCAACCAACGGATCGTACAAGAGCTTGAGTTCGGCATAGCCCTTGCCTTCCTCAGTTCGCCCCATCTCGATACGCAGCGCATCATTCGTTTCGCGCAGCGCCCCATTTTCCCTGCGCAGCGCCGCGTGCTCTGGCGTAATAACACTAATACCCAACAAGTCACGAATTGCCTCCACTATCTCCACTGCTTTTTTGCTGCTCGCCCGAGTTGCCATTTTGGCTCCTTACTGTTTCGCCGTCGATTGGTCCTAATTTATATTCGCGCATCCGCATCTCATCAACCGTAAGTATACCCTCATCCGCATCACGACGCAACTTTTCGCGTCGCCAGTCAACCGCATTGCGGCGGACATCTTCAAAATCGGTCTGCAAACTAGCCCACATAGGCCAGAAGGACAGGCCGTCCACATTCAACTTACGAGTTGTACGAATGTGCCAGGTACGCACCGCTTCCATCATGCGACGCTCAGAGACAATCGCATGAGCTTCTGTACTGGTCTCTGCCATCACACCCAGAGGCAGATCGAGTGCCTCAAAGATGGCTTTACGATGCAGAGTGCGCCCCTTCTCAAAATCATAATCTTTATGCTTCAGACCAGCGTCAAGCCATACCGTCTTCCCAGCATCAGACTTGATAACCATAATACGACGTTTCTCGCCGTGTTTAGCAATCATTTCGTCTTCGATTCGCTTCCGTTCCGATTCCGACGTGCTCGACGGAACAATAATAATACCACTCGGCATCCCCAATTCGTTATCGAAGAAGTCATTATTCCATTGCAACATTTCATTGTCGCCAGCAGCCAGACGGAACAAGACCGCCAATGCTGAAAGACCATAGTAACGCGAATAGGGATTCGCCCTTTTAAAGTGCGTTATCTGCACAGGATCGTAGTCAATCCACACGCCATTAGCCCAGTACGTGTACTTACCTACAGTTTCGTTCACACCAGGACGGATTTTCATATTCTCAGGCTCTAGCATACGCAAACGAGTTGGCGCGCCAGGACGATCAGATTCCCACAGCCAGTAAGAATTGCCTGATATAAGCAAATTCTGGAAATGCGTTTCCCACCATTCATAGGAATCGGTGTCTCGATTCGGCTGTCCATACCGGCCCAGCAATTGAACCAGACCATGCTCGCGGTCTACGTCCAAACCGTCTGGACGACTGGTCACCATGAAATCAGCAGCGGCCGCAATCGGCGCCAGCTTATTAACGGCCGTATACACCCAGTGATTGAGCGCATACTGCACAATAAAAGGCACAAGATTAGGAGTAGGCGCAAAAAGCATTTGCGAATGGTCGAACTTCTGCTGAGGATGAGCTTGCCGGGAGACAACAACATCCCGTGTTTCCAACTCAGTAGGGCCTAAGACCCAGCTTATCAATTTCCGAACGCTCGTTCTTATCATCAACTTGCCCAACAATTGCGAGATGAAATCGCTCCTGCAATCCGATTGCGTGGGTAGCAACAGAACTCACATCCACGCAATCATCATGCTTTGCAGTCCCGAGGAAGTTGACGTGTTCCAACACGAATTGGTCGCCGGTCTCGCCAGGACATACAATCACTGTACTATTTTTTGTGAAGTCTGACAAGACCACAGCCCTAGAATGCTTGTCGCCCGGCATCACAACCTCATGGATCCGTGCCGGATCATCGGCATCCGCCCGCAGTGTTTGAAGAGCAAACAGTTCCAACAATTGCGTCGGGAAGTACAGACCATCCAATGGATTATCGTGCATAATATCAACCAAAGCCTGCTTGACCACGGGCCATTGGGCCCGGAATCGCTCAATATGATGCAAACACAAAATGTCATCAGAAAATGACCATTTTGCGCACACAGTGTAGTCAGACCGTTCTTTTTCCGTAATGGCAATGTCAAACGTCCAGAAATAGCTGGCAGCATGATGAATCGCTCTAGTAAAATCACCGACAGCAAACAACGGCTCATTGCTAAATTCGGGATTCTGTTGAAACAAGGCTTCAAAGTATCGCTCGCTAACTGCTCTTATAGCTAAAAGGCGCTCTCTTGAATACCTTTCGGGCCAAAGTGCCTGACCAGGCGAACGACCAAGCGCGTCATGCGCCACCGCAAGCGCCGGAAAAATCAGAGTTTCCCACTGGTCTGCTGCCGCATCACTTTCGGCAAGTCTCAACGATCTACCTGCCATATCATTTGGATGCCACCGAGTCATAACTAAAAGCACAGGTGCTCCCGGCGACAATCTAGTTTGGGCTGCACTTGCCCACCAATTCCATATTACGTCTAATGCAGTAGGCGACAATTCATCGCCTTCTTTATGCGGATCATCGACGATGAACAAATCCGCACCACTACCAGTAATTGCACCAGTAACGCCAATACTGAGGAATCCACCGCCAGAGGTTAACCACCAGTCATCCATACGGCGACGTTCCTGATCAAGTGCCATATGCGGGAACAATTCCTTATAGGCAACATTGTCCCGAACCATTGACCGAACAGACATAGAGAATTTATTGGATAGACTACTCGCATATGAGGCATGAATGATTTGCTTCGTGGGATTTCTGGCAAGCCAGTACGCCGGGTACAATTCGCTGCACATGAGCGACTTACTGTGACGCGGCGGAAGAGCAATGAACAACCGGGTTGTCGCACCCGATGTCATCTTATCAAGAGCTTCGGCGATCAGCAGATGATGGGGAGCAGTGAGGAAGTCTTTATAAACGTAAGTACAGAAAAAATAGAATGACCGCCGGGCAAGTGCCCGGTGAAAACGGCGACCAACCCGATCATACGCCCAACGCTTAATCTTCTGTGATATCAAAGTTGTCCAACAATTGCTGTTTCAGAGATTCAACATATTCATGGCCCAGCAACAATTCATCTGTTGTCAAGTCATCCGTCCAATCAACAGGACGCTCATCGGGCATGAGAAGCAATTCCAACGCCGCCTTGAGAGCCACCGGCTTATTGTCACCATAAGCTATCAAGATCAGGAGCAATTTAAGCTGATGACGCAGATCTCCTGATTTCAACAGTTCCTCTGCTTCAGCATAGGTATTAGGCGGCTTTATCACACAATACTCCGATTCGTATAGTCAAGGCGATTCTCGCATTTTACACCACTAATCCCGATTCGTATAGTCAAGGCGATTTTCGCCCAGGATGACAGCCGCACACCCGACACATTTTCAACCAGAAAGTTGGCGATGTCGCAAAAACGCTCATAAGCGCAACCCGCTAATTTTACAGATTTTTTGTACGCCT